GTGGGTGTTTTATCAACGCAACCCAAACACATTGACCAAGCCGCCGTTGGATTTTGTAATGAATACCAATATCTATATTCCTAAATTGAGCACACTGAGATCAGTGTTGGGGTTCTAATCAATGGCAGATATTAACAGTTTAGAAGCAGAGCGACAGCGACTGTTGAGTCAACGAGCGGCATTGGCACAGCAAGCGCTGGCCGGCGATAACGCGGCAACACAACAAATCCGACAAATTAATACACAACTAGCAGCAGTGGTAGCTGATATTGAAAGTCTGCTACAACCAAATTCAACCACCGCCGCGGGAGAATTAGCTGGTAACGATGGCAGCGCAACACAAGCACCGGCATTGCCTGCAACAGATGTCAACGAACGGCTCAACACTCAACAAGCGGCTGCGTTAGCAGGCGAAACAGAAACTGGAACTAACCCTCCTGTAAAAAAACTAACAGAAACACAAAGTGTATCCCCCGATGACAGCAATGCTGACCCGGGTGTTATAACCAGTCCATACTATGCACCTGGCACTGGTGCCAACACAGCCGACCCATCACTACCAACTGCGGGCGGCGCGCCTGGAGTTGGTGCACAAGGCGAAGACGGACAAACAGCCACCAACACAACAAGAATTCTCAATTCGTTTAACAAACAACCGTTTGCACCGCAACCAAACGTGCTGGATCAATACGCCAGTTATACATACAACATTGGATGGTATTTGTTAAAGCCCAATGCATACACAGAAATGCAAAAAAGCCACAAGCCAGTGTTAAGCAACTATAGTTTGTTGATACAAAGCGGTGGTGCACCGTCTGATTTTGGCGACATAAAAAATAATATTGCGGGACGCAGTCCGTTTTTTAAAAACGATTACTACATTGACAATTTGAAAATTGAAAGCACAGTAACTGGCAAAGGCAGTAACCTAGCACACAATGCAAATTCGTTAGAATTCACTGTAACAGAACCTGCTAACATAACATTGATTGACAATTTGTGGAAAGCAGTAAAAGATCAATATCAAAACACAGAAGTTCCGTATTCTACTGCATTTTACGCATTGGTTATTAGATTTTATGGTTATGACGAAGAAGGAAAAATAGCACAAGCAGCAAACAACAATGTTGTGGTTGAAAAAATTATACCTTTTAAAATTGCCGATATTAGCTTTTCGGTTGCTAATAAATTAGTTGAATACACTGTCAAAGGCACAGCAATTCCCTATCTGGTTGGCTTTGGTGCCAATTTGGGTGTGGTAAAATCAAACATTGAAATTTCTGGGGCGACAGTAAAAGATTTGCTGACCAGTGGTGTGGTATTAGCAGAAGTTTCACCGTCGGATGGCAGAAAAACTTCCACAGTGCCCGATGGCAGACATTCTAGATTAAATGCATCAACAGACCCTCGATCCACAACTTACAATCCTGAACTAGCAGCCGATCAACTGTTGAACTCCGCTGATCCTTATATAGGAGGAGCATGATATGGCAGATGTACGTAAATTAAACGAATCTGAGAGTACCGCAAGTGGCGCTGGCGACGGTGCTGCTGCACAAAACACTGCTGCACCAGCATCAAATCCACCCAAGGCAAATGCTGCACCCAGTGTAAGTAAAAATGTTGCAGTCGGCCTTATTGCCGCACTAAACAAACAAGAAGCTGATATGGTAAAGGATGGCCCCTTTACAAAAGCTAATGTGTACAACATAGAGTTTGCTCCTGCTATTCTTGGAGATGCTCGTGTTGTCAAAGGCGGCAAGCCTAACAAATCTAAGACACCAATGCAACGGTCCAAGAACCCTGCAGACAAGGTCAATCCTAAAAGTAATTCAGCTGATTACGATGTAAGAACATTTAGCATTACTGCGGGCACACCAATTGTAACAGTGCTGGATGCTATATTAAAAAACAGCAGTTACATCACTGACCAAGCAAACGTAATAATTGATGAAGTAACACAAGAAACAAAGCCGCAAAAACCGCTAGGCGATTTAGCATGGTATAAAATTTCTGTTCAGACTACTCCCATTGAATTTGATCCCGGACGTAGAGATTTTGTGTACAACATCAAATATGTCATTAGTACATACGGCATCAACGACATGAACAGTGAGTTTTATCCTGAGGCAAGATTACGCGGCCGACACAAAAGTTACAAATACTGGTTCACTGGTGAAAATACGCAAGTGACACGGTTTGAACAACAGTTTAATAAATTGTACGCAGTGACATTTACTAATCCTGACACATTGGCAAGAACTCGTGCTGCAACAAATCATAGAGAAAGTCCTACTTATGTGTATCAAGCAGCAGTGGGCAGCAGTAGCAGTCAAGGTGCCGAAGGCAAGTCTAATTCAATAGGTGCGTCGGCAGCTGATTACTTGTATAGTCCAACAGATATTGCTAGGACTCGTATAGGATTAATTGGTGATCCTGCCTGGTTACAGCAAGGAGAGTCGTCAACCGGGATAGATTCTTTAAACTTTAATTTTAATCCTTTTGAGCCAGACGGTGCAATAAACTTTGACGCACAAGAAATTATTTTTGACTTGCAATGGAATCCCGGAGTTGATTATGATGTAAATGGCACAGGGTTAGCAAATCCAAATGTTGGACAAGATCCACAAGCAATTTACACTTACAAAGCTGCAACCGTTACTAGCACCTTTAGTCGCGGAAAGTTCGAACAAGAGTTAACTGGTGTGTTAGTGCAATTGCCGTTGCCCGAAGACAAAAAAGCAGTTAATGGAAGTACATACGACGACGGACCGTTAAGAGCAGTTAGAGCAGCTGAGGGGAATAGACTAGTAGCCGGGGATAGACCGGCAGCAAGGTCAACAGCACAACAAGTCAGAGATGCCGAAGTTTTAAAAATCAACGAAGATGCTACAGCAGCATACAACGCATCAAACGAATTTTCTGATATTGATCCTCTCGAAAACTCAGTACAACTACCATCCATCCGTCCGTTTACTCCGGGCGAACCCGATAGCACCTCGGCCTTCAATGCAGACGATCCAGAAGCACAAGTGTTTGTACCGTCGTTTGCACCTCCGCCTAAATTACGCCCTTCTGCTGCCTCAGACGTTAATTCAGCAGTAAACGCAGATGATCCAGAAGCACAAATTTTCAATAACCAGCTAATGTCTAAAGACGATTAAGGATAAACAATGGCAGATAATATTCAACGAAACAAAGGTGTAGCATCTAACTACAGGTTTGATCGCGGCGGCATGTCCGCAATATTTGGCCCATTTGTTGGCGTAGTAAAAAACAATGTTGACCCCACTAGACAAGGTCGTTTACAAGTGTTTATTGAACAGCTTGCTGGCACCAATCCAGAAGACGAAACCTTATGGCGCACTGTCAGCTATTGTTCGCCATTTTACGGAGCCACTCCACCGCAACCAGGTAAAAAAGGTTCAACCGATACTGTTGGTGGATACCTAGACGGAAACCCACAAAGTTACGGCATGTGGTTTACTCCACCTGATCTTGGAGTTAGTGTATTGTGTTTCTTTGCAGGCGGCGATCCAAACTTGGGTTACTATATGGGGTGTATTCCTGATCAAGGAATGACACACATGATTCCAGCTATTGGAGCAAGTACAAAATTTGATTTACAAAATAGCGATCAAAAAAGTTATTACTTGGGCGCAACAGTACTGCCAGTTACTGAAATCAATCCAAACAACGAACAGATCGACGACAACCCGCAGTTCTATAATCAACCAAAACCAGTACATAGTTTTTTAGCAGCCGAAATGTTCCAACAAGGCACATTGGCAGATACACAACGTGGTCCCATCAGTTCAACAAGTCAACGCGAAAGTCCCAGTGCAGTTTTTGGAATCAGTACACCCGGGCGCCCAGTATACAACGGCGGCCTATCTGAATCCGACATTCAAAAACGTATTGAGGATAACTCTATCACTTCAAGTGATGTAAATGTAATTGGACGTCGAGGCGGACATAGTCTTGTCATGGACGACGGCAATATTGAAGGCAAAGACAATCTTGTGCGTGTCCGTACCAGCGGCGGTCATCAAATCACAATGAGCGATGATGGCAATTTTTTGTACATCATCCATGCCAATGGGCAGGCATGGTTAGAGTTAGGACAAGAAGGCACACTGGATGTGTACGCCACAAACTCTGTGAATGTGCGTACTCAGGGCACAATCAATCTGCATGCAGATGAAGATATCAATATGTTTGCTGGAGGTAAAATCAATATGAAAAGTGCAGGCGGCACAACCATTGAAACTGAAAAGAAATTGACGCTGTCAAGTACCGAAGAAACTATTATGTATAGCAAAGCTCGCATTGCTGTTCGGGCTGATGGCAGTTTGGCTTTGGTAAGCAGAAAAGGATCGTGGAATGCCGGCTCTGACATGACGTTACAAGCCGGAGGCATTGACCTCAATGGTGGATCAGCAGAAAATGTAGAACCACCAAAGAAATTAGAAAAACGAGTAATGCCCGACACAGAATTTAATCAGGCAACAGGTTGGCAAGTTGCACCTGTCGGATTAGAAAGTATTGTGACACGGGCACCCACACATGAGCCTTGGCCGTTCCATAACCAAGGTGTAAGTGTTGAAGTAAAAATGGAACCAGGACAACCGTCGACCCCGCCAAATACAGCATCATTGCCACCAGGATTTAAAGGAACAGTATCATAATATGGCCAAGTTTACTTTTAATCTTCCCAATGGAAAGCTATTTACATTAGAAGCGCCAGCTGGAACTACCGCTGCCCAAGCTGAACGAGTTTATCTTGAGCAGTTGGCAGCAGGCGCATTTATTGGTTTAAGTGCCGGCGATGTGTTAGAATCGCCAACCACCACTGGTGTACAGTTTGCATTGTCAAGGCTTGACAGAGGGACAGCAGGTGTTCCGAATATTCCGTTATTGGCCATTTATAATGATGGTATAATTTCTTCGTTGCCAACGCTGGCCAACGTTCCGATCAACAACGGCATTACTGTTTCTGATTATGTTGACACATCTGTTGTAACTGAACCAATTGGTCCGCTATCTGCTACACAAGTACAAGCAGTGATGGCAGCGGTGGCAGCAAGTGTATGCCAACCTGCTGATGTGATCACTAATGCACTCGGCGTTGGCAAATACGGGTTTAATGCAGAACAACTCGAAGCCGCAGGTTATTTAAAACCTGGCACATCGGCTAAATTTTTACAAGGACCATAATGGCTTACGATAGAGAAGAAGATATTGCAAAGGTATTGGCCAGTAATCCAGGAATGACTCGTGCGGAAGCAGAAGCGCAAATTGACCGTAATACGGCACTAGTCGGCTCAGGTCTAATGAATCCAAGTAATTTTACCAGCGTACTGGGCAGTCCTGGTGTATGGACTGGCAAAGACGGTGTAGCCGGTGTAACCGCGTTACTGTCAAATCCAGCACTACAAGATAAAGTTCAATTTGGACTTATGAAAAACAGTTTTGATACGTTGGTCAAGACTGGACAAATTGTAACACCTTCGACAGATACAACAGCACCCATTGGACAATTGTATGATGCAGCAGCCAATGCCGGTAAAAATTTAATATCAATGAGCGCCGGACTTGTGGCAGCGCCCAAGGTACTAAGCAATTTGTCCAGCAGTGGGTTACAAAATTCATTGGCGTCGTTAAAAGACAAAGCAACCAGCACTCTTGACAACATAGGATCAGCTGTCAGTGGCGGAGTTGGTAGTTTGGGGTCAACAATAAGCGGCAGTATTGATTCTGCTGTGAATTTATTAAATGATCCTAATGCACCACCATACACAGGCGACGACCCAATTATTAGAGCAAGACTAGGGCTACCTGCTGTGGGACAAGTTGGCCTAGATGCATTTGGTGGTGTCGGTCCGGCAATGGTGGACAATAGCGGAGCAGCCGACCTCGGCGGATTGTTGGCAAATTCTAGTAAGTTTGGTGTTGACACCGCAGTTGCATGGGCAAAAGGCGCAGGAAATTCTGCACTTGATGCAGTCAATGGTATTGCCGACGGTGTATCATCGTCTATAGATAGTATTACAACCGGTTTGCAGTCTATACCTGGATCGCTGTCAGGCCTTAAAGGCAGCGCAGAGGCATTGGCAATAAGTTTAAAACCCCAAATGGATTCATTGGCCAAACAAGGACAATTTGCAGTTAATTTTAGTGATTTCAAATTGCCAGCCGCTGTAGCAGGTGTTGTACCGGCCGCAGGGTTTAAAGCAACTGTTGATAGATCAACATTGAATTCTGCATTTACCAAACTGGTGGGCAGTGCCAAAATAGCTGTACAAGGATTTAGTCCGCAGGCAATTGATAATTCTACATTAGAAAAAGCAGGCAATCAAGCCAAGAGCATACTCAGCGGGGCGTTTCCCGGCGGCCTTGATAGTTTACAAGGTCTAGGCGCAGGACTTGACAGAGGTGTTAATGCGTTAGGCGATCCTGATGCACCCCCGTACACCGGCGACGATCCTATTATTAGAGCAAGATTAGGATTGCCACCTGTGAATGAGTTAGACGACGGCGATTTCTCTTAAAATACAAGTAAATACAACTATGACAACATTCAGAGGTTTCAACACAATAGGACAAACAAAGAAATTTACTTTGGTAGATTTTGAGTTGGTCAAGCGTGATCTATTAAATGCACTTAATATAACACAAGGGCAACTTGTTGGCCGTCCTGGGTACGGAACCATGATATGGAGTTACATATTTGAAAATCAAACACAAGACACAGAACGTGCCATACTAGCAGAAATACAACGAGTAGCCAGCTTGGATCCAAGAATTTATTTGCAATCTGCCAACATGTACCCGCAACTGAATGGTATATTGATCGAAATTGAACTGATGTTGGTTCCAGGGCAAACAACTGAATTTTTATCTTTGTACTTCGACCAACAAACCGCCAGCGCAAGCTACGCATAAACATAAACTGGGCGGTTTATTTTCGCCATAAATAATCTACAAGATGGATTATTATGGCAAAAACTACTAGACAAACCGCAGTATTTGGAGTTGAAGATTGGAAACGAATCTATCAAACTTACCGCGAAGCTGACTTCCAAAGCTATGACTTTGAAACTCTCCGCAAGAGCTTTGTTGATTATGTACGATTGTACTATCCAGAAACATTCAATGACTACATTGAATCATCAGAATTTATTGCCATACTAGATGTAATGGCATTTATGGGCCAGTCATTGGCCTTCCGTACAGATTTAAACACTCGCGAAAATTATTTAGACACTGCTGAACGTCGTGACAGCGTGGTCAAACTTGCAAACTTGGTAGGTTACACCCCAAAGCGCAACACCGAAGCCAACGGATATCTCAAAGTATTTTCAATACAAACAACAGAAAATGTCATTGACTACAACGGCATCAACTTGGCCAACATTACTGTTAACTGGGCTGACCCTACAAACTTTGACTGGCAAGAACAATTCAATGCCATTATAAATTCTGCACTGGTAAACACTCAGCGTGTTGGCCGCCCTGGCAATAGAACAACAATTCAAGGTATTCGCACAGATGAATACACAGTCAACTTGGTACCAGGATTCCTTCCTGTGATTCCGTTTAGTGCAGTGGTTGATGGTGTCAACATGCCATTTGAAGCTGTGAGTGCCACTGCCACTGGGTTGCCTGCAGGTGTAGAGTATGTTTACGAACCAAGTCCACAGCCCAACGGGCAGTTTGGCATGCTGTTCCGAAACGACCAATTGGGTTTTGCGTCTGCTGACACTGGTTTCTTCTTTTATTTCAAACAGGGCGTATTACAGAATCAAGATTTTAATTTGCCTGAGCGCATTGCCAACCGCGCAGTCAACGTCAACATTGAAGGTGTAAACAACACAGATCGCTGGTTGTATCAGTTGGACAACGTTGGGAATATTGCCCGCGAATGGGATTATGTCGAAAGCGTTTACACTGCCGCGGTCGAACAACAAGAAAACCTGCGTCCTATATATTCAGTTGCCAGTAGAGCAAATGATCAAATTACATTGAACTTTGGCGACGGCGTTTTTTCCGAAATTCCTGTGGGATTTTTCCGTTCTTATGTTCGTTCATCAAATGGATTGCAGTATATTATCAATCCAGAAGAAATGCAAAATGTGATTTTAAGTATCAGTTATGTTAGCCGCACTGGCCAATTAGAAACACTGACAGTTACTTGTGGCATCACAGCACCAGTGAGCAATGCACTTGCTCGTGAAACGATTGATGAAATCAAGCAACGTGCCCCGGCTCGTTACTATACGCAAAACCGTATGGTCAACGGCGAAGACTACAACAACTTTCCGTTTACTGCCTACAATTCAATTATCAAATCCAAAGCACTCAACCGTGCATCAATTGGTACAAGTCGCTATCTTGACTTGGTTGACAACACCGGCAAGTACAGTTCTACCAATACATTTGGCAGCGACGGTGCGTTGTACGAATCAAACGAATTGCCAACATTTTTGTTTAGCTGGTTAACAACCAATGACATCAGTGATGTGCTTTCTAATCGAGTCGAGCCGTTGATAGCAACAGAAGCTGCCAAGCAATTTTATTATGCAAATTTTCCAAGACCATCATTAACTGCGTTGGCAGTCAGTTGGAATCAAAGTACAACATTGGCCAATGAGACAACTGGTTATTTTAAAAATACCGCCGGGAATCCTGTGCCAGTGGGCACATATTCCAGCAACAATATGCAATATGTGCAAATTGGCAGTTTGATTAAATTTAGCTCCCCAACTGGTTATTACTTTGATGCCAACAATAGATTGGTATTGGGCACACCCACAAGAGCAGACGAAAAATTGACTATTTGGGCTTCTGCTACTGCGGTATATATTGATGGAACCAATCAAGGCCGAGGCAACTTCACCAATGGTCTAGGTCCAGTTGTGCTCAACAACTATGTTCCAACAAATGCACAATGTGTTGAAGTTATTCCTTTGTTTGTAACTGATTTAGGAACAACTGTTAAACAAGATGCACGGTCACAAATTGAACTATACCGCAATTTTGGCCTAGGTTACAATAACTTAACCAACACTTGGTATGTGATCACGGCATCAAATCTCGCAGTCAATGCTGCCTGGAGTCAGGATTATGCACAAGACACGTCGGGTGCCAACCTTGATGCAAGTTGGGTCGTACAGTTTGTCACAGATGGCGAGTCGTACACAGTGACAACACGAGCACTCAACTACTACTTTGGCAGCGTTCTCGAAACACGATTTTTCTTCTACGGCGACGAGCAAGTGTACGACAGTCGCACAGGAACAGTTATTCGTGATTTTGTAAGAGTGTTGAAAACAAATAGCCGCCCTGATTCAAACTTGCCACTCGACAGCGATGTTACAATGCGTATTATTGCACAACCAGTGCTGTCAGACGGCTATGTTGATGACTATCAGGTATTGGTATCGTGGCAAGACAAAGATGCCGATGGCGTTCCTGATAATCCAGATTTCTTTGACGAAATTGTTGCTCCAGATGTGGCCGCAACTACCAAATTGGTATTCTTCCAAAAGATTGTGGACTTTGATAATCTTGAGCGTTATGTTTTGGTTGCATCAGGAATTGTCAATGACCAGTATGCTACATTAGATGATATCACATTAGAAAAAGCTCAATACGTTGTTGGACAAGTTTTCTATGCGTACACAGACAAGTTATTTTATATTTTAAGTTTGACCGCATCTGGAACAACTGCATTGGTAGCAACAACAGAATATCAAACTCGTGTTGGTCGACAAGATTTATACTTTCAGTATCGTCACAACAGTGCATTGACCAATCGCATTGATCCTGGCTCAACAAACATCATTGATTTGTATGTGGTAACGCAAGACTATTATACTGCTTATAGAAATTATATTCAAGACTCTACCAACACAGTGGCAGAGCCAATACCCCCCACAATTGATCAGCTAAGTACAGAGTATGCAGGATTACAAAATTATAAAATGATCTCGGACAACATGATTGTGAATCCTGTGAAGTTTAAACCATTGTTCGGTGCCAAAGCAGCCGAACAATTACGAGCAACTATCAAAGTTATTCGTGCTAGTAATTCAACTGCATCTATCAGTGAAATTAAAAGCACTGTGGTAGCCAACTTAGATGCGTATTTTGCAATTGAAAATTGGGACTTTGGTGATGTATTTTACTTTTCAGAACTTTCATCATACTTGCACCAACAAATGGGTGACATTGTGAGTTCTGTTGTATTGGTTCCGCTAAACCCACAAAAGAGTTTTGGTGATCTATACGAAATTAGATCAGCACCTAACGAGATATTTGTCAACGCTGCCACAGTGGTCGACATTCAAGTTATCGAAGCATTAACAAGTACTAACCTTAGAACTGCCCCAGGCAGCGGAGTAATTTAATGGCAAAAGTGAGAACGGTAGATTTCTTACCTGAAATATTTCAAACATCTACAAACAAGCAGTTTTTGGCTGCTACATTAGATCAACTGGTTCAAGAACCAAAATTTAAAAAGACACAAGGTTTTGTTGGCCGTCGTGTTGGCCCGGGCGTTGACGCCAGCAGTCAATATGTAGTCGAGCCAACAACTGACCGCCGAAACTATCAGTTAGAACCCGGTGTTGTTATGTTGAAGACTGATAGTGACACAGTCGAAGATGCCATTACATATCCTGGCATCAGTGATGCGCTGGCCACTCAAGGGGCGTTTACTGACAACAGCGATCGACTTTACACCAGCCAGTATTATACATGGAATCCACAAGTTGACTTTGACAAGTTTGTAAACTTTAGTCAATATTATTGGTTACCAGCAGGGCCGTCATCTGTTGACGTAGGCGCCACTGCTATTCCACTAACAGCCAATTATACAGTTACACGAGCAAATGGCGTATACACTTTTTCTAACTACACCACAAACAATCCGGCCATTACTCTTGTTCGAGGCGGCAACTACACATTTAATGTAGCACAAAATAATAAAGAATCGGTAAATTTTCGTGTCACGTCAACTGGCATATCTGCATACGTAATTGACTATGTGCCAAATCCGGCATTGACACTGATTCGTGGCAACACTTATGTCTTCAACTTAAACCTTGATGTAGCATCGCCTTTTTGGATTAAATCTGCTCCTAGCCAAGGCACAGGCGATCAATACAACACAGGCGTAAGTCGCAACGGATCACAAACTGGAAATATTACATTTACTGTTCCACAGGACGCACCAGATAATTTGTACTATGCCAGCGAAACGCAATTCAACATGCAAGGAACATTTGCAATTGTGGACGGCACACCTGGAACAGGCCCTGGCTTTTGGATTCAAGCAGAACCCGGTGTCACTGGAACTCTTCCGTATGCACCCAATATCAGCAGTAGAGACGTGTTGGGTGTATCTAACAACGGTGAAGATCTTGGCACAGTCACATTTGATGTTCCATCAGCAACTGCACAAAGTTTTTATTATTCACTACCTAGCATCGGATCAGTTGATTTAATAACTAATTTAAAATTTGAACAAATTAATAATCAATTTTTAACTGAGTTTTTGACACAAAATCCAAGTGGCATCGATGGCATTACCAATTTAGATGGCCGCACAGTTGCATTTATTAATAATGCCGATCCTGACCAAGGCGGGTGGGATGTTACTACACAATTTGATCCGTTGATCAACACAGGCGGCGGCGTTGCCGGAGCCGGTTCTTTTGACAGCATTCCGTTTGCACAAGCAACGCCGTTGACTCAGACACAACGTTACAGTGTATGGAGAATTGAATATGTTACCACAACAGACGGCCAACAATACATTAGATTGAACAGCGTATTGTCTGTTGATAATTTGAACAAATTTAACATATTGTTTGGAACTGAATACTCAAATACCGAATGGTATAAAAATGCCAACGGTGTGTTTGAACAGATTCCTTTGCTGACAGCAATTAAAGATGTTTTATATTACCAGGACGGCACTGACCCAGAAATATTTGGACAGATACGAGTAATTGACCAAGAGCAGGCTGATACAATTTTTATCAGCGACATCATTGGACAACCTACATATACCAGTCCAACCGGAGTAAAGTTTACCAATGGTCTTAAAGTGCAATTCCGTGGAACAACATTTCCTGCCAGTTACGAAAACCAAGAATACTATGTCGAAGGTGTAGGAACTGCAATTAAATTATTACCAGTTGCTGATTTTATTACTCCCGAAACATATACACAAAGTGCAAGTGTTCCGTACGACAGCATTGGGTACGACGTTGGAAATTATGATGCCACAGACAATGCTCCGCTGGTTCCTGACTATTTGACAATTAATCGTGCCAGTCCTGATTTAAATGCGTGGACACGCTCTAACCGTTGGTTCCACATTGATGTTATCAATGCCAGTGCCGCATATAACAATACTGTAGCAGTGCTGAACAATGAATTCAGAGCCAAGCGCCCAATTTTAGAATTCAATGCTGGCACAAAATTATTTGGATTCGGTACACAAGGCAAACAGCCAGTTAATATTGTTGATTTTAATTCAACTGACGCATTTAGCAATATCAACGGCTCAATTGGGTACAGCACCGACGGGTATACACTTATCACCGGTAGCCGCATTATTTTTGCCAATGACTCAGACTTACAAGTTCGTAACAAAATATACGAAGTGACATTTATTGAGCCTGACACAGTTGATCCATTGATTAACCAACCTATTATAAATTTAACACCTGCGTATGATTCTACCGTGCTTGTTAATCAAACTGTAGTTGCACTAAGCGGAATAACTCAACAAGGGTTGAGTTATTACTTTGACGGTGTCAATTGGATACTGGCGCAAGAAAAGACTTCTGCCAATCAGGCACCTTTGTTTGATGTGTTTGATTCTGCTGGGGTAAGTCTCAGCAATCAAACATCATACCCCAGTACTACTTTTGTTGGCAGTAAGTTATTCAGCTATGCAACAGGCACAGGAACAGCAGACCCTGTATTAGAATTTCCAATTCGTTACCTGAGTCTTGCCAACATCGGCGACATTGTGTTTGATAACAATTTATATACTGATACATTTAATTATGTAACCGGTACCACTGGCGTTGTTGGCAATGTCAGTGATGGTTTTGTGTATCAATATGCTGATCGTGTTTTATATGCACGCAAAATTGGATGGGAAGTTGCTGCCACACCTAGTCAAATACGACAACAGTTTCAGTTTGTTTATGACGGACGCTCTTTACAATTAGACATTGTTGTTCCTGAAAACAATGTAGTCCCTGCAATTTTGTTGTATGTGGCCAATGAGTTTGTGTTGCCCCAAGATTACACAGTTACAAGAAATGCAACCACAACGGTAATTACGCTGAGTAAAATTTATGTTCCTGACTCTGTAATTGAAGTACAGGTGTTAAGTGACCAAGTTAGCAAAACGGGATTTTATGAAGTTCCTGTTAACTTAGAAAATAACCCGTTCAACGCAAACAGTCCTTCGTTCACACTCGGCACAGTCAGAACACATTACGAAAGTATTGCAGAAAATCTAATAAATTTCTCTGGCAGCATCAACGGCTCTAACAATACCCGAGACTTGGGCAATATAAGCCGGTATGGCACAACAATATTGCAACAAAGTTCTCCAATGACGCTGGCCGGCTTCTTTATGAGAGAACCCGAGTATAATATCTTTAAGTCATTAGAGTTCAACGACAGAGAATACAATAAATTCAAGAATAGAATGTTAGAAAATTCTATTCTAAGTGAATGGGGCACATATACAACAAGTCAGATTCTTGATTCTATCATCACTGACATGAGTTTGGGCAAATCAAATGTAAACAGCTTTTTCTACAGCGACATGATTCCAAGTGGAAGTGTGTATACAGAAGTTGACCATACCGTAACTCCAATTACCACTGGTGTGTTTGATACTGTTCAAACATACACATTTACATCTGCCAACTTCTTGGGTGTGTTGGTTTATCTAAACGGCAATTTATTAACATTGAACCACGATTATACAGTGGCCACAGATGGACCACGTATTGACGTATCTGCAACATTGGCCGTTGGTGACATTGTCACTATCCGTGAGTACACCACAACCACTGGCAGTTTTGTTCCCAATACTCCCACCAAGTTAGGTTTATATCCAGCATTTAAACCTGAAATGTTCCTGGACACAAACTATGTCAATCCCACAATGGTCATCCGCGGCCATGACGGCAGTATCACCGCTGCCTTTGGCGACATGCGCGACGATGTACTGTTAGAATTCGAACGTAGAATTTTTAACAACTTAAAAACACAAGGCAATCCTGTGCCGCTTGTTGCCGAAGATGTAATTCCCGGCTACTTCCGTACAACTGATTACACTGCTGCCGAAATTACAAACATACTTGGTGAAAGTTTCTTGACCTGGGTTGGCCAAAACAAAATAGATTATAAAACTCAACAATACATCAGTAGTAACGAGTTTACATACAATTACAGCCAGGCTGGAGACAAACAAAAGAACCAACCGTTGCTTGGTGCATGGCGTGGAATTTACAGAGACTTTTACGATACATTAACTCCTGCTACCACACCATGGGAAATGGTTGGATTTAGTCAACAGCCCGCATGGTGGACCGGCCGTTACGGCCCTGTGCCTTACACAAGTGATAACTTGGTGCTATGGGATGATATGCAAGCAGGATATGTTGCCGATCCTGCAGGACCTTATGTACTTGAAAAATACAAACGTCCAAACTTGTCAACATATTTTATTCCTTCTGGATCAGAAGGTGCATTGTTGTCACCACTACAAAGTGTAGTTGGGTCTTATGATCCTAATGCTTTCCGTAAGAGTTGGGTAGTCGGGGATGGCGGACCTGCCGAAGCTGCCTGGTGGACAAGCAGTAGCTATCCATTTGCTGTTATGCGTTTACTAGCGTTAACACGCCCTGCAGAATTTTTCAGCTTGTTTGCTGACCGCGATCTTTACAAATACAATGCCGAACTTGAGCAATATCTATACAACGGACGTTATAGATTAGATGCCAATGGCGTTCAAGTGTATGGCGGACATGTGTCTGCTGCCACCAATGGAACTATTACGCCTGTTAGCAAAGCAAGTTACATTAACTGGATTGTAGATTACAATCAACAGTTGGGCATCAACTCAACTAATGTATTAGAAGATGCATTAGCAAGTCTCGATGTTCGCTTGTGCTGGAGAACAGCCAGCTTTACAGACAAACAATACCTCAAAGTATACACAGAGCGTTCTAGCCCTGATAGTCAGAACTCAAGTTTACTATTGCCAGACGAAAGCTACAATTTATTATTGTACAAAAATGTACCGTTTAGTTCTGTAGCGTACAGTGCTGTTATTGTGCAAGCAGTTGAGAATGGATATGCTGTTCTTGGATACAGCACCACTGACCCGTATTTTAATATTTTGGCCAGTCGCACCAATGGTCAATTACAAACAGTTGCATCAGGCGGCAGCAGTGTTCGTGTACCAAAACAATACACAACAGATGTTGTGCAAGTACCATACGGGTTTGTATTCACAAATCAATCGTCAATGGTTGACTTTTTGTTGAGTTACGGTCAATACTTGACCACCCAAGGATTAATATTTGGTGAAGACAGAGAAAACGGATATCCGCTTGATTGGCAACAAATGGCCAGAGAATTTTTATATTGGGCCAACCAAGGATGGGGTGTCAATAGCTTAATTAATTTAAACCCGGCAGCGACACAGTTGATTGCTGAACAACCAGGTGCGGTCATTGACAATGTCATGATGCAAAACATTGAAAATATAATGTTGGATCAAAACCGTCAGCCGTTTGATGCTAGAAATTTAATTATTGAACGTTTAGAAAATAGATTCAGTGTAACCAGCGCCGACGGCCGAGCAATTGCGTATGCTAACTTGCGCTATACAAGTTACGAAAATCTTGTAATTCTCGACAACGTTAGTATTTTTAACGACTTGATATATAACCCAACAACTGCTGCAAGACAAAGTCGTATCAACGTTGTAGCAATGACCACCACCGAGTGGGAAGGAACATTAAATGCACAAGGATTTATTCTTAACCAAGACAACGTGCAGAGTTGGATACCAAATCGCAAGTACGCCAAAGGCGAAATTGTAAATTTTAAAAACAACTACTGGTCTGCGCAAACAATCGTGCAACCCAAAAGAGAGTTTGCGTATTCTGATTGGATCAAGAGTGACTATACCAAAATACAAAAAGGATTGTTGCCCAACATTGCCAACAAAGCAGATCAATTGGCCAACAGTTACGATACACAAACAGCTAACTTAGAGGGCGACAATGATTTGTTAAGTTATGGATTGATCGGATTCCAGCCACGCGACTATATGGTTGCGTTGAATCTTGACGACACAAGTCAAGTTAACTTATACCAACAATTTATCAGTACCAAAGGCACAACGCTTGCCACTGACATATTCACAGGTGCAAACCTTGGCAAGGAAGTTGCCGATTATCAAATTTACGAAAACTGGGCTATTCGTCGTGGAACGTATGGCGCCAACGCAAACCGTAGCTACTTTGAGTTGCAACTAAACGAATCATTTTTACAGAGTGATCCTTCGACAATCCAAGTTATCAATGTTGGCGAAACAAGTGTAGCAAATCAAACTGTGTTCTTGAATGATGTATGGAGTCAAAGCTATAAATTAACATCGCCAAATATCCTCCCTACAACAACGTCCACGGTTACAGATACAGCCTTGCCAAGTGCAGGCTATGTAAACATTGACGATGTTGACATCACAGTATTTTCATTAGATGACCCAAGCACTATTGCAGCCGAGCTTGACAATGTCGGTGACGGCACACGTATTTGGGTAGCCAAAACAAACAGCTTTGACTGGAATGTATATCGTGCAACACAAACACCAGGAAAAATTAATCGGGTAAGTGATAACCTTGACGGAACAAGTGTAGTTACATTCTCGGCAGTACACAATCTGAATCGAGGCGATTTGTTGATTGTTCGCTTCTTCAACGAATCATTTAATGGTGTATACCGCGTGTTAACAACACCCAAGCCAACTACATTAACAGTGGCATATGCTTTCCCTAACGGTGGTCAAACCACTGCAACTGGATCTGGTTTAGCATTTTATCTTGACACAATGCGTGTATCGCAAGCAAGTGATATTGGCTCGTTATCATACGCCAATGACTTGGTGCCGGGCGCATTGGCCTGGGTTGACAACAACGGCGCCGGGTTATGGGAAGTATTAGAAAAACAAGATGTATTTGGCGATAGCCAGTCTTTATCACAATCTATACCTGTAGAAAATACCAGTTACGGCACAAGCGTTGCACAAACTTACAACAATCTTGGCGCATTGATTGGGGCACCTGCTTATTTCAACGATTCAACTGGTACAGCAACAGGCGCAATATATCCTTATCAACGTGGCACAACAGGAACATACATAGAAGATAATTTATTGTTCTTGACTGCACCCGGAACATTGGGTTACGGAAACGATATTGATTTTGGCAATCAAACATGGGCAGTAGCAGGAGCAAGTCTCAGTGCCAGTGGTGTTGGATATGCATCAATTATTAATAGAAGCGAGTCAGGTGTTTTTACACAGCCTCAGTTGCTAGTTGCACCAGACTATGCTGCCAGTGCAGGAAGTTTTGGTACGTCAGTTGCAATAAGCAAAGACGAACGTATTGTTTATGTCGGTGCACCTGCTGAAAATGCAGTTTATGCATACGGGCGTGTTGATTCGTCATTGCAGTCAGTTACGTACACAGCAAATGGGGTAACACAACAATTCACATACGCAGACGATATTATTATTGATTATACGCAGCCAGGACAATTGGTAGTTGTTGTCAACAACACTGCACAAACAGAAGGTATTGATTACACAGTAGGCGCAAGTGCAGTGCTGTTTACTACTGCTCCTGATTCTGGATTAACAATTGTAATTGCACGTCGAGACTCGGTTCAACTTGACAATCAAGTTTACTACGGCGTAACACAAGATTCTACGTCTGGTTCCGGTTCACAAGCAACATTTACAGTTGACCGCACCCGCGGAACATATGTTGTATCATTGACTGCTCCTGGATTAAGTTATGCACCCGGCGACACTCTCACAATCAATGCTGCCACCATCGGCGGTGGCACATCCCCGGCCAATGATTTGGTTATCACAGTTGATACTGTGACTGTTGGTGGCATTGTGACATTTACACCTGCCGGGTCTGGTGTCAACAACACAACTAACTTTGATTTAGCAGAGTATTTGTATACTGCAACAACTACCAACTCGTTCACATTAACAGTTGACGGCGAAGTACAGCGTCCTTACATCGATTATACATTTACTGGCACAACAGTCACATTCGAAGCTGGTTCAAATCCAAGTCCTAGCGCCATCATTATGGCATCTGCCAACACATATTTTAAATACGTTGATAAAATTGACGGCCCGGCCGGCAGTGCTAACTTTGGTTATAGTGTTGCTGCATCAACTGATGGACGTCAAGTTGTAATTGGTGCGCCGACCACCACTGTCAGTACGTTAGAATCAGGCAGCACATATGTTTACGATCGTAGCGTATTAAGATATCAAATTGGCACAAACGAAACTGCCACAACAACTTTTGCATTGCCATCAGGATGGATAACACCTGTTAGTGTATTAATCAATAACGTATTCTTGACCAATGCCGAACAATACATCAACGGTGGGTTTAATGTAGTTGGCAATGATGTTGTGTTGACCAGTGCTGTTACATTGGCAGTTGGCGACATTGTTGAAATTGAAAGCAACATATTCAATCAAGTACAACAAATTGTAACTACATCAGACTGGGATACGCTAAATCAAACAGCAGACAACACGCCAATTTACCAAGCACAACTTGGGTGGGATGTAGATTTATGTCCGCAAAATTGTAGCGTATACTCTGGTGCTCCGCAAAACGTCAACAATGACGCTGGCGCAGTACAGCGTAACGTTAACCAAGCTCGTGTATACGGAATAATTTCATCACCGATTGCAAACCCAGTATTGACAGCAGGTGATACAATCCGTGTTAACAATTACGAAGTTGCTGTACCAGCAATTCCTAACAATACTGTGGCTGGACTAGTTTCGGCAATTACCGCTTTGAACAACGGAATTGGTATTCCAAACGTTACAGCTTCTGTAAGCGACGATTTGTACTTTACTGCCAACGGTCTTACAAAAACATACGACATTGGCGTAACATATTCACAATATGACAGTTATACGCCAGTTGTATATGCTGGCACTGTGTTGCAAACATTAAATGTCAACTACACATACAACAACAGCACTGGCATTGTTACATTTGCTAGCGTACCAGCCGACGGAACTATAATTCGTGTGGTATCCGGCATATTGACTATCAGTGTTATAAACTCTGCTGCTGCATTGCCAGGAACAAAATTAAATGTATTGCCTGGCCTAACAGGCACAGCATTTGCTGATATTGGTTTTGTGAACTATTCATACACACAAACTATAACAAGTCCAAACCCAAGCCAGTTTGCCCGTTTTGGATCCAGCGTTGCAGTTGATTCGACTGCGCTTGTCTTGGTAGTCGGTGCTCCAAACGGCAACATGTACAAGCCAGTTACATTTGATGCCGATACAACTTACTTTGACGACCGCAGTACAGTATTTTCAACTACAGTTACACAAAGTGGTGTAGCTTACACATTTGATTATTTGCCAAGTGCAACCGACACAGTTACTGACCCTGGCAAGTTTGTATTTGGCCAACAGTTGTACAACGACACAACCAACGAGCTCGACAACTACGGAACAGGTCTTAGTTACGTTACAGGTAAACTACTAGTTGGTGCGCCCGGCAACGATTTAGAAGATAGCCAGTTTGCTAATTTTGGTCAAGTTGTTGTATTTGACAACCCTGACCGCACACAAGCATGGGCAGTTAAACATCAGCAAACACCAGTGGTAGATGTTGCGTTGTTAAACTCTGTTTACATGTACGATAAATTAGAATCTCAGGTTACCAGTTATTTGGATTTCTTTAATCCATTGCAAGGCAAAATACTTGGTGTTGCTCGTGAAAATATTGATTACATTGGCGCAGTGGATCCTGCAAATTATAGCAATGGCCCAGTTCGCAATGTTGGTAATCCATGGAGCGCATCAAGAGTTGGTGAAATTTGGTGGGACACTAACTCAGTTCGTTTCATTGATCCAAATCAAGACGACATTGTTTACGCAAGCCGTCGTTGGGGTCAAACATTCCCAGGCAGCCGCATTGACATTTATCAATGGGTAGAAAGTGATGTAACACCTGCCAACTATACAGGCCCAGGAACTCCGTTGAGTTTCTTGAGTTATACCACTCGTGCTGAATTAAATTCTGAAAATATTTTTGCTACTCGTTATTATTTCTGGGTAAGAAATATTTCTACAGTCAATACTGTAGCAGGTAAAAAACTCAGTACTACTGCTATTGCAAACTATATTGAATACCCGCGTGCCAGCGGTATTGCATATCTTGCGCCATTGGATGCGAGCACTGTTGCAATATACAACGTACTTGATTTGGTAAGTGCCCAAGACACAATCCTTCACATTGAATATGATCGTTTGGTCAACAATGACAATGTGCACCAGGAATATGAATTAATTGCCGCAGGACGCGAAAACAGTTTCTTAAGCGATAACTTATATTTAAAATTACAAGACAGTTTCTCTGGTGTCAACACAGTTGGTGCTGACGTGCCCGACGCTGGACTAAGTCCAGCAATGCGGTATGGTGTTGAATTCCGTCCGCGTCAAAGCATGTTTGTCAATCGCTTCTCGGCATTGGAAAATTATCTTGGTCGTGCCAATACTGTATTGGCACAGTATCCCATTAGTGAAACAAAGAGTTTTGCGTTGCTCAACAGCAGAGAGCCAGAACCATCAGCAAGTTCAGGCGCCTGGAACAAGCGTGTTGCAGACTTAGATGAATTAAGTTATCAAAATTTAATTATTGTACCTTATGGATACAAGTATTTGGTATCGTCAGATTCGAGCAATTCTGGATTCTGGACAATTTACGAAGTTGGCACAGGATCGTTAATTGGATCAAAAGCATTAACGTTAATTCGTGTACAAAACTACGATACACGTCGTTACTGGAGTTATATCAACTGGTACTTGCCAGGTTATAATAAAAATCTAAATCCAGTGGCCACAGTATCAAACTATTCTGGCCTATCCACACTGACATTAACTACAGCACCAGTTGGCGCTAGTGTTACAGTGTCGAACATTCTGGGAACAGGTAAGTTTGAAATTTATCAACGCACTGAACTTGGGTGGGATCGCGTAGGGTTAGAAGATGGCACCATTGAATTCAGCGAGTCATTATGGAATTATACTGTTGGCAATTTTGGATTTGATGTTGAAGTGTTTGATGCCCAGTATTTTGACCAAGAACCAGTGATCGAAACTCGTAAAATTATTCAAGCAATCAACGAACAGTTGTTTGTGAACGAGTTGTTGATTGAGCGCAACCGTTCATTGACACTGATGTTTGAATACATAATGAGCGAAGTTGCAGCACCAGAATGGTTAATTAAAACAAGTTTGATTGATGTTGATCATAAAATCCGTGATTTGTTACCGTACCAGTTTTACAATCAAGACAACCAAGATTTTGTATTGAACTATATACAAGAAGTTAAACCTTATCATACACAAATTCGTGAGTTTAACTTGTCTTACAACGGTAACGATGCTTACCCCGGTTCAGTAACTGACTTTGATGTACCAGCATACTGGGATGCAACATTGACTGTCCCAGAATTCATTAGTCCAGTTCTGTTGCCATACACGCAATCAACGGCTGTCGGCAATACAAACTTCAATGCTGATACTCTTTCCAATTCAACATTGTGGGCACAATCTCCGTGGGACGAATGGTATGCAAATTACACATTGAGTATTCAAAGCGTTGTAATTACAAGCAGTGGTGCTGGATACACAGTTGCACCAACAATCACAGTAACCGGCAATTGTGTCGAACAAGCAGAAATGACTGCTATAATCAACGGAGCAGGTCAAGTAACTGGAGTCACAATTGACAATTATGGCAGCGGTTATACAACCACAGCCATAATAACATTCGTTGGTGGCAACGGAACTGGCGCCGCAGCCGCAGCAACAATGGGCAATGATCTAGTTCGTCAGATCACCACCAGAATCAAGTACGATAGATACGAATACTCATCTGATATTGTTGAATGGCAAGCAGGCGCAAATTACGACAACGGCACTCAGGTACGTTATTTAAATCGTGTATGGGAAGCCAACGCCGATGACAGTACAGGTATTCAAAGTGACACCTTTGACCCAGATCAGTGGACAATAGTTAACCCTGCTTTGTTAAGTGGTGTTGATCGTACTATGGGATTGTATACTCCTACTGCCAACGAGCCTGGATTGAGTTTACCATTGCTGATTGATGGAGTTGAATATCCAGGTGTACAAATGTTTGGAGTGGGATACGACCAATACCCAGGATTTGACTTGGCACCTTTTGACACAGTACCTTTTGACAACTTGACATACGGCCCAGAAGGACGCCCAACTTACGATCAAACTATATTGGATGCCATTTACGAAAGTCCATATAACGATCCGTACTTGGGAACGTTGGCCACCAGCATCAACGCCGACGGCGGCGAATACATTGACACATATTCAAGTCATGCCCCGGAAGAATTAATACCCGGCAGCGAGTTTGATACACTTGATTTGCGTGTTTACACAACACCTGGCGCTGATTGGGCACGTGACGGTCATGGCTTCCGAATTGAAGTTATCAAATACAATGTAACAACACTTCCAGAAACATTTAGTTTTGCCGGAGTGGCACAAGTGCCTGCCACTATGATTGTGACAAATCAAACCACTGGGTTATTATTACACCGTGATGTAGATTACACAGTCGACTGGGCAGCCAGCACTGTTACAGTATTCAACAGCGAAACAACCGCTGGCGATACAATTGTAGTTTCTTTATATGAAATTGGAGGCGGAAACCAGTTGCTCAAGCGTTCGTATAACGGCGCCGAAGTTGGCAACTCATTGGTAGTGCCGGTGCAGTTCTCATTGATTGAAGAATTTGCTATCTTTGTCAACGGCAACTTGATTACCAATTACACTTATGCACAAGACGGTATAAACACATTGTTGACATTTATTGACACTTATACTGCTGATGATTACTTGATGATTGCAGCCATTGGATTAACAACATTGAGTGAAGATAGTGCAACAATAGATTACAGTTGGTCAGTTCCGGTTACTCAAAATATTGCAGGTGTTACTGGGCAATACAGTTACACGTTGACCAACAGCATGGCATACACCAACCCAGACAACGTGTACGTCACCATCGACGGACGCCGTGTCAGAACTGCTGCAGGCGCACAATATTTGGCTGATGGCACAAGTGAATATTTGTTGCCACAACGATTGGGATTTAGTCAAGCATTGATTGCTGATAACGAAGTTCGTGTGTACATGAACGATGTTCCGTTGATTCTTAATATTGATTACTTGGTAGAGCCGTATGATACTGAAACGCCACGTTCTGTGATATTTGCCACCACCCCATCGGATGGCGAAAAGATTTTAATTTGTGTAACAACCAATGCACAAGCAGTAGTAACTGGCGACCAACTGTTGTTTAATCAGTATGGTGGTTTTGTACCAGCCAATGGCGAAACTGTTTCTGTAACAAGCTGGAATGACACTCGCCAACAAGATTTATTAACTCAAGTGTATGTTGGTCCTGTTGTGGGAACACAAACGCTAGCAGAACCGTTTGATAATTTAAATTTTGATGTTGGTACAGTAATCAACCAGCCGGGATCATTTGACTATAGTGCAACACAAGCAGTGTCACTCAACAATTTGTTCTTAGATCATACAAATATAGATCCAGATCGATTGTTTGTTACATTAAACGGACGTGCGATATTCAACAACGTTGATTATACAATTGTCGACAACGAAATTATATTAGCAGGTGGATACACGTTATCAGTTACTGATACTGTGATGATTACAGAGTTTACATCAAGTGTTGCTCCATTGGCAATGGCATTCCGCATATTCCAAGACATGCGCGGGGTACAAGCAACATATCGAATCACTACTGCAACTACAACATATTTGACTCAAGCGCTGAGTGCAACAGACGATACAATTCATGTTTATAATGCTGCCGCACTTAACCAACCAAATTTAACTAGTAATATTTGGGGACTATTAACTATAAATGGTGAGAGAATTATGTACCGTAACCGTGATACTGTTGCCAATACTGTCAGTGGACTACGTCGCGGCACAGCAGGAACAGGTGCAGCCAGTCATGCCATAAACACAGATGTTTACAACATCAGTCGTGGTAATTTGTTAGAATCACAGTATCAAAACTACGTTGTGTCCAACGTGACTTATCCGTTAGAGTCTGGTATAAACTTAGGCGACGGAGTCACAACATCGTTTGTTGCTGCACTGATTGATGTGTCAGCTGCTGATAGCACTGTTGATATCGAAGCAATCGAAGTGTATGTAGGCGGCACATTGCAAACAGCGGGATACACAGTTACCAACGAAAACCCTGTAACTGTATTGTTTGATACTGCCCCTGCAGAAGGTTCAGAAGTTACTATTTTGGTTCGCCGCGGGGTAACATGGTATGCGCCAGGCGTTGGAACACCAAGCAACGGCGTTGCATTGCAAGACACTGACACAGATGCCGCAAGGTTTTTACAGGGCAAATAATCAAGGTAAATAAAGTATGAATCAAAATACAACACCACAACAGCCTGTAGCACCGGCCAAACCGCCCCAGGAAACTGGGACTATTTCTGTTGAAGGACACATTCGTATTTTTGACCCCAAAACCAAGGAAGTCATAGTGGAGAAGCGAGCATGATAATTCAGCCAGGCTTGGCCAAAATTGAAGGATTTGTCAAAATCCATGATCCCGCCACCGGCGAAGTATTAGTGGATAAAAAGAACGCAATCCATTACGAAAATATATCGTATGCAATGGCACAAACCCTTAGCAATAGAACATCTGCTCAAGGTGGCGGTTGGATATACTCAATGGCATTTGGCAATGGCGGATCTAGTGTAGACCCCACAGGTATTATTACATATTTGCCCCCAAACACAGTTGGTCAAAATGCCAATTTATACAACCAAACTTATTCTAAAGTAGTAGATGATAATTCTGCTGCCAACACAGACACTGCCAATAACAAAATGCAGGTGTTACATACTGCTGGCAAGGTATATACGGATATTTTAGTGACATGTTTGTTGGACTACGGAGAACCAAATGGACAACAAGCGTTTGATAACAGCACAAATTTCAATGGTGAATATGTGTTTGACGAGCTAGGACTTAAAACATGGAACGGAAGTGCTACAGATTTGCGCTTGATTACCCATGTAATTTTTCACCCGGTACAAAAGAGTTTGAACAGACAGATACAAATTGATTACACGATTCGTATACAAACTTTAACGAACCTTAGTGCGGCATAAATACAATTAACGGAGTAAGCTACAAATGGCATATACAATTAACTTAACTGACGGTACAATATTTGCTACAGTTGCAGATGGAACCATCAACACTTCCAGTTCAATGATTCTGGTTGGTAAAAACTACGCTGGTTACGGTGAATTTTTAAACGAAAACGTCATCCACTTGTTGGAAAATTCTTCCAACACAACAGCACCCGGAGCACCATTAACTGGTCAGCTTTGGTGGGATAGTGCTAACGGGCTAATGAAAGTCTATAACGGCTCTCAGTGGAAAACAATTTCGTCTACCACTGCTCAAGCAAGCGCTCCTACAAACAACGTAACAGGCGATTTATGGTATGATACTGTTAATGCTCAGTTAAAAGTGTGGACAGGTAGTGCGTGGTTATTAGTTGGCCCAGCATTTACATCTGGACAAGGCACAACTGGCGCCATTGCTGATTCTATTACTGACAACGTAGCAGTAAGTCACGTTGTAATTAAATTGTTCGTAGAAGATGATATAGTTGGCATTGTCAGTAAGGATGCAGCATTTACTCCGGCAAGTAGTATTTCGGGTTATACAACAATCCGTCCTGGCATTACGCTGAGTACATTAATTGGTGCACAAGTTCCTTTATTCCAAGGAACAGCAAGTGTTGCGCAAACACTTGAAGGTTACGATCCCACAGACTTCTTGTTAAAGAACGTAGCCGAAACAACAACTGGAACGTTTGCAGTATTAAACAACACCGGACTATCAGTTGGTTCTAACCAAGATATCCGTCTTGGTGTAGCTGGCACAACAGCAACGTTTTATAATCAAACCAACAACGGCAACATAACATTTAACGTTAACAAAAACAATGTACCAACCACTGTAATGACAATCAATGGAGCCACAGGCGGCATCAGTGGCACAAACATCAGCGCACAATACGCTGACGTTGCAGAACGTTTTGCAGCTGATGATGTAATGGAAGCAGGTACTGTGGTTGAGCTTGGCGGCGCCAACGAAATTACTCAAGTTACAGACGAACTAAGCGAAAAAGTGTTCGGAGTCATAAGTACACGAGCTGCTTACTTGATGAACAGTCTTGCTGGATCCGACGACACTCACCCTGCTGTTGCAATGACAGGCCGCGTCCCAGTCAACACTGTTGGGTTAGTACGCAAAGGAGACAGACTAGTTTCTGCTGGTAACGGATTGGCGAGAGCCGCTGCCCCAGGAGAAGCAACTGCGTTCAACGTAATTGGTCGTTCATTGAATGACAAATTAACACAAGAACAAGGAATCGTGGAAGCTATTGTTAAAATTAATTAATTTTAACAACAGTAATGGTTAAAATCACCCAGCGAGAATTATTCGCGTTGAAATTGATCAACTAATACAAAGGGAAATATAAAATGGCATATACAGCTGGTAGTACAATTTTAGCAGCAGATTACAATGGATTTGTTAGTACAAACGGTGCAAACGTAAACGTAATCTGGGCAACCGGCACCGGAGACTCTGGTTATGGCGAGGCAGCATTAAGCACAGTGGCTGCTGCCGCAACTATCACAGCAACACAGTGGTCCACACTAAACAGTAAAATTAGTTCAATGGCAAGCCATCAAGGCACTACCATTACCAGTAGAGCAAATCCAACAACAGGTGATACTATTGAAATTTTAACAAATTTGGCCACAGATATCACTAATCTTCAGACCAACCGCGGCAATGCTGCTGCCAGTGGTGCAGAAACTGTTGCATTCAGTGGCACAACAAGCAAAACAACAGACACTGGGACTGCTAATGATGCCTGGACAATTACATTTACTCATACAGTGACTTTTGCAAGTGCTGATGCTGCACGCTATTTCTTCAACGCTGGTGGACGCATCAAATGGCAAACAAGTAAAACATCAACTGGCAATGATGGCGATGCTGAGTGGAACGACACTGCCAACACACTAGTAGGCGACATTTATATCACTGGTGGCACTGCTACACAAACTATTGCTGGCAGTTCATACACTGGTACAACCAAAGTTGGCGGCACAGGTACACCAAATCAATTACAAACAAATGTAGGTTGGTATGATTTTACCACAAGCGATACACAAATATACCAACAATACTCTGATACTGCTCCATACACCGGGCAATACATTGCTATCAACGCCAAGACAGCAGGTTCAGGAACACAATTAGTATTGACCACAACTTGGGTTGACCCAGGCGGCGATGCAGCACCAGGCGGCAACAACATCATTACAGGTGGTACAGCAACTGCTTCACCATTCTCAACGTTTGGCACAGCACCTGCCACAGTAGTTACATTATTTGTACCAAGTGCCACTTACTTGACAAGTGCGTCATGGGGAACACCAACTATTGCAGCCACAGTTGCTTAATTAAACTGTAATTTTTTACCAAAAGGGCCTTCGGGCCCTTTACTTTTGTCCGTATTTGCTGTATAATAATTTTTATGAACACTGAAGAATTAATCAAAATTGGTCGCGCCCGTTTTGAACACGTGGCTGCACGCCGGTTACTCAAAGAAAAATACCAAGCCAAAATGCTGTTTGCTTACAACGGCGGCATGTGGAATGCTGAACCAACATTGTTGGTATTGCTTGCTACTGTACCTCCAGGGGATGCAGTTGTGTTGGACTTGTATGAAACCCCTATTCGGGTCAATCCAGAAGAACTGCGGGGTATTGCAATGCAGAGATGGCAAGAACAAATGAACGCATGGCTAGCTGAATACGAAGAAACAAATAAAACACGATGACTGCTGGTGCATTAATATTTGCGTTCAACAACAAGCACACTGATTATGTTGCAATGGCCAACTGGTCTGCTAAAAATATACAACGGCATTTGAATATTCCTGTTTGTCTTGTCACACGAGAAGAACCCGCTGCCGGGCATTCTTTTGATAAAGTAATACTTGCTGACCCAGCACAAGGCGGCACAAGATACTTTTCAGATTATGATTCAAATGTGGTCTGGCACAACACCAATCGCATGGATGCTTATCAATTAAGTCCGTGGGAGCAAACACTGGTATTGGATGCAGATTATGTTGTTGCTGGTAATCAGTTATCAACTGTGTTACAAACCAACAAAGACTTTTTATGTTACAGATGGGCATCAGATCTAACAGGTTTGCGTACATTTGATGACTTAAATTATTTTGGCAATAATCGTATGCCTATGTGGTGGGCAACTGTTATGATGTTTCGTCGTAGCACAGCAGTCGAATTGTTGTTTGATTCAATGCAAATGGTTCGTGACAATTGGACACACTACAGAAATTTATATAAAAACAACACGCCCACTTACAGAAATGACCATGCTCTTAGCATAGCGTTAAATACGTTAAACGGGCACACATTGCAAGTTGATCAAATACCCGGAACATTGGCCAGTATTACACCAGAACACAAATTGACACAACTATCACCGGACTCATATAGAGTAGACTTTTTCACTCCTGACAAAAAACCACGTTGGATCGCATTGGGTCAGGATTTCCATGCCATGGGCAAACAACAACTGGGAGCAATCGTTGCCAATTCTTGCTGAACGTGGGTATTTGATCCCGGCCATCAACACCAACACAGTGGACTATGTTGCTTGTGCAGAACAACTGGCTTCTAGCATACGAGCATGGCATCCTGATGCCAACATAACTGTTTTGACAAAAGAAATGTTGCCGTACGGCAACAAAGGTGGCTTTGCAAATGATTGGCAAGTGTTTAGAGCAAGCCCTTATCGGCAAACAATCAAACTAGAAGCAGATATGATTGTTGCTAGTCCGATAGATCATTTGTGGACCATGTTTGAACATCGAGATGTAGTTGTCAGTCAAGGCTGTAGAGACTTTTATGACCAGCCCAGCAACAACCGTCGTTACCGAAAACTGTTTGATACCAACAACTTGCCAGATGTTTATAATGCTATAACGTATTGGCGTGTAAGTAAAACAGCACAAGAGTTTTTTCAATGGGTAAGAAATATATTTGAAAATTGGACAGACTTTAAAACATTGTTAAAGTTCCCAGAGGAAACGCCGTCAACTGATGTTGTGTATGCGATGGCTGCAGATATTATGGGCAGAGAACAAGTGACGTTGCCTGTGGGGTATGGGCCCAGCATGGTTCACATGAAACCTGGTATTGTTGCAACACACACTAACAATTGGACAAAAGAACTAGTATGGGAAAACACCAATCCCGGACTACGAATACAAACAGTGGCACAATGGGGATTTGTGCATTATCATAACAAAGACTGGAGGTTAGTATGAGTACAGAAGAAGACAAATTTAAACACAGCAAGCGTTTGCAAAAACAAGAAAATGCTATTCATCGACAACAAGCAATTGCACTACAACACGGTGTTGATAAAAATCTAGTTGAAGATGAACCACATCGTTTTGCCAAGCATCATGTGATGGACGAGAATATTCCGCACAAGGCCAATAAAGAGTTAACTGCACAAGAAAAAAGAATGTATCAAGATATAGATACACCCAACGATCGACACAGCAACGGCATACCACCAACTGATGTTTGATTACGATTACACCTGGAGCGACTTTGTTGGCAACATTGGGGTTGTCATACTGCTCACCAGTTATTATCTTAATGTAGCTGGCAAAATAGACAGCAAAGGGTGGCAATATAATTTAGCTAATCTAATAGTGGCAGTTCTGTTAGGTATTAACTTGTACTACAAACCCAACATCAGTAGTATAATTATTGAAGCAGTATGGTTTATTATAGCGGCATACGGACTAGTTAGATATTATAAAATTAAAGCGCTAGACAATGAACGAAACTGAAGAAAATTTCTGGAAAGCCTGGGCAGAGCCTGCGCCAGAACCTGTGCCTGTATTTTTCAGACTGTACTATGATGACCAAGGTCGGCCATTATCTTACAGCATGGAACACTTGCCAGGTAATTATATAGACATAGATGCTGCCACATACCAACTTGGTTCACGAAATGTGCGTGTAGTCGGCGGCAAACTTGTACACATAACGCCAAAGAAAACAGTTGCTAAATTAGTGCCTGGCGATACAGGAACACCTTGTTTGCCTGACAACATTAGTATTGTTGTTGATCAGCAACAACCCAACATCAAATGGAGATTGACATCGCATGAATCGGATTGACATTGCAGACCTTGACTGCATTTACTTGACATACGACGAGCCGCAGAAGGAAGAATTCTGGGTAAAGATTCGCAACATGGTTCCGTGGGCCAAACGTGTTGACGGAGTTAAAGGCAGTGACGCCGCACACAAAGCAGCCGCGGCCGCAAGTGATACAGAACGCTTTGTCTTGATTGATGGCGACAACATGCCAGACCCTGAGTTTTTTAACTTGACACTGGAGTTGCCAGATGCACAGTGGGAATCAGCAGTGTTTCGCTGGAGAGCCCGTAATCATGTCAACGGATTGATGTACGGCAATGGTGGACTAAGTAGTTGGACAAGAAAATTTGTCAATGATATGCAAACACACGAAGCCACAGATGGACGAACAGAAACAGAAGTAGAGTTTTGTTTTGACCCGTTGTATTGGGCCATGCATGATTGTTATTCAACAACATTTCCAAATGGATCTGCGTTCCACGCATGGCGTGCAGGATTTAGAGAAGGTGTCAAGATGTGTTTGAATGTGGGCAAGAAACCCACAGTAACCGAGTTTCGAGATCGTGTACATCAACGCAATCTCGACAACTTGACTGTATGGCACAATGTGGGCCGTGACGCCGAACACGGCATTTGGAGCATGGCAGGATCACGTATGGGCTCTTACATGACCATGCTGACAGACTGGGACTATCGTACTGTACAAGACTTTGCTGCACTTGAACAATTGTGGGACACAGTCAAAGACACTGATCCGGAAATTGTATTAAGCAAAGTAGCAGAAGATCTCGGCACTCAGTTGGACTTGCCAATGGTATGGTTTGATGAACCCACTAGCAAATTCTTCAAGCACCATTACCGTAGCAACTGGCATAATCGCGGTGTTGCTGTGAGAGAAATTGATGTAATACGCAGTCAAGAAGGATGGTAAAACGATTATACTTGGATGGGTGCAGTTTGACATACGGTCAAGGCTTGCCCAGGAACGATTCTCTCGGCTCGCTGTTTAAAACTCCTGGTGGGTATGATGTACTTGACAAATCTCGCCCAGGCAAAAGTAATATTGCAATTGCAGTTGATACATATCAAAATTACAAAAACTTTGACACATTTGTTTTGGGATTTAGTTACGCAGATCGGTTTGGTATTCAATATCAGGATCAAAATTTAGATTTTTTCCCAGGATTTCACGGGCAAGGGCTAAATCTAAACAACGACTCACTTGATGTTGCACATGTACAAATGTATAAGTATTTTTACTCAGTGTACGGACCGCCGTATAGTGATAATCTAAGTGATATGCTAATCGATACATTGGTTAACTTTTTAATTTCAAAAAATAAAAAGGTTGCAGGATTTTCGTGGCAGCACAGAAATGTGCAATGCCAACTTGCTTACCCATACATTGCTCCTGCACAACGATTAGACGACGGACACCTAAGCAAAGACGGGACCGTAACACTTTTTAATTTACTACAAAATATTTTAGATGAATAACAAAGGCGACGAAGTCAATAAAGACTTTAAATCAAAGTTTTTAAGCGATGCAGAACTAATCAAAGAACAGTTGGACACTGTTAGTCCCAGCATGTGCCTGGCCAAATGGAAACAAGTCAGTCTACACCTGACCACGGGACTCAACAACAGTTGTTATCACCCGCCTTTACATCGTATTCCAGTAGAAGCAATAGGTCGCAATCCTGGTGCATTACACAACACAGACCATAAAAAACAACAGCGTAAACAGATGCTGGAAGGCACACGGCCTGCAGAGTGTAGCTATTGCTGGACAATGGAAGACAACGGTAAACTAAGCGATCGCCATTATAGATCAGGTGAGCCATGGGCCGCCAAAGACTTTGGTAAGATTGTCAATGCTGAGTGGGATGCTGATATTACTCCCAGCTATGTAGAAGTAAATTTCAACAATGCTTGTAACCTTGCTTGCAGTTATTGTAGCCCACAGTTCAGTAGCACATGGCAACAAGAAACAGATCGCCATGGTGCTTATCCTACGTCAACTCCGCACAATGCACCTGAACACTTTGCAGGAGAACGTAAACCTATTCCAGTTCGTGAACACAATCCTTATGTGGATGCGTTTTGGGCATGGTGGCCCACACTGTATCCAGAACTGGAACACTTCCGTATGACTGGAGGGGAACCCTTGATGGATAAAAACACATACAGAGTGTTTGACTATGTGTTGGCCAATCCAAAGCCTGATTTGCACTTGAATGTGACCAGTAACTTTAGTGTAGACGAAAAACTATGGCAAAAGTATCTTGCGTACACCAAACAACTGTGTCAAGAAGGTGTACTCGAACACTTTATGCAGTACATCAGTTTGGATGGATGGGGCGAACAAGCAGAATACATGCGACACGGACTTGACTTTGAGTTAGTCTGGTCCAGAGTAAATCAATTCTTAACCGAAGTTCCTTACCGTAACAGCATTACATTTATCGTTACAATGAACAACCTAAGTGTCACAAGTTTGCCAAAACTAATTGATGGCATACTTGATCTTAGAAAAAAACACAGTAGCACATATCAACGTGTGTGGTTTGATACTCCGGTGTTGCGTCGACCCGCTTGGCAAAGTTTACAACTATTACCAGAAAGTTATGTGGCACAATTGGAAAAATTAAAAACTTCAATGCAACACAACATTGAAACTGAAGCAACCAGATTCCATGGTTTTAAAGATTACGAAATAGCCCGTCTCGATCGTGACATAGCGTGGATGCGTAACGGACAACAGTTAGACAAAGAGTATTTGCAAACAAACAAAGCAGACTTTTATCGTTTCTTCAGCGAAGCAGATCGTAGGCATGCAACAGACTTTGCCAAAGTGTTTCCAGAAATGAAAAGCTGGTGGATAGAATGTGAGTATCATGCTCGGCAATCGTAAAATAATTGTTGATGTCAACTGCGGAGTGGTTAAAGAACTCACACCCTTTGTAGATGATAAATTTTACGACCTTGAAAAACATACTTTTGTGCCAGGCGCCGTATACCTAATAGGTTATGATCAAACTCGGCAGCATGTTGACAAAATTGTAGAGTTAGTAAAAAATAATACTATAAAAGTTATTTTTACTGAACCAGTTGAAGGGTCTGATACTGCAATAAATCATTGTACAAATGCAGGAATACTTGATTTAATCAAGGAAAGAAAAG